TCGAATATACTTTGGTGATCTTCTACAAATAAAGGAATTAAGTCTACAAAATTATTTGATCGTATGTACTTGTAGTCTCCAAGACTCACTTTCTTTATATATTCCACTTAAAGACTCCGCTAATACCAATCCCATATTGTGATACCCAATATCAATTGATAACACCTTCATGTCTCTAAGTGAAAGATTTTCCTTAAGTATAGTAATGAAGAACAAGACAAAAGATCAGGTGTTATGGCTGACTCTTATTTTACTCACAGCGTTCGTGACATATATGTGGTACAACCCTAGAATTATCAAAGTTCCTGTGAATACTATTGTGCGAGTTCCACCAAGACCAATAGAAACGCGTCGCGAGCCAGAATTCAGGGGACCACCAATTAAAAGGTATAAGCCTGGACATATGCAACAGATGGGTATCATAACAGGACCGAATGAAGAAACTTTACCATTATATGGAAAGGAAGCGCGAGGTAGACGTGATAGATACCATTATTACACGACTACGGGTGATCATAATTTGTACCCGGTTCCATTGAGTCATAATTCTAGAGATTGTATGGAAGACATCGGGTGCCAAGAGCTATACGGAAATGAAACTGTTTCAGTGACAGGTAAAACTGGTTCATTCGCGGTTAATATGTATAGGACTGATGATTTTTTTTAAAGCTTACAGCGTCTGCGGCTATCTTCAATAACGCGGGCAGAAGACAAGATACAACCTAAAAATCCAACAGTCATTAAAGCCTTGGCGTAATCCGATTTATTAGGAACATATTTATACCCAATAATTAATGACATCATTGTAGCAAACACACTTACAGCAAGTATTTCAAGATCAGCTTTGGGCATAGGTCTCCCCTCCGTGGTTGAAAGGTTTGGAACCTTAAAAAATCCCATAATGAGTGATGTACTAAACATTGTTTAATACTATTACTCAATAATTTTTTTTGATGTGATGATATCATATTCTCTTCCCTGGAGACCCTTATTTTTTGACAGTCTGGATTTCATATCCAATAACTCCATAATTGTTTCCTTGTCAAGATATTGAAGAAAATTTCTCTTTTGCTCAATATCATCTAGTTGACTTTTCTCTTTATTGGATTGAACGTATGGCCATGTGTGTTTTCTCAATGACTGAAGTTCGAGTTCCATTCTGGTCATGTGAGGTAATATAACCTCTCGTATAAGTTTGTTTGTTTCATGAAGGTCGTCCTTCCATTCACTCATAATTTTATAAGGGTTTAAATTTCTAAGTATATTACAATGGATCCTACCAATATCAGGAGCAAAGCTATAAAGTTGGGTCTCAGGGTAACTAAAGATGTAAACGGTAGTCGCGTCAAATTATCAGATAAGGACATCAAAAAACGGGTTCACGCTGTAATGAAGAGCAGGGCGAGTAATACCAAAAAATTCATCCGTATTTGTAGGGATGTTCTTGTGACAGCTGGACCCATTGGAACTGTAACACAGTCTAGGTCGACTCTTCCACCTCCACCTCCACCTCCACCTCCACCTCCCAGGAAGCCCCTGGTAAATGAGAAGCGTGCCAAACTCATGAGTGAATTGAAAGCCACTCTCAAGAAGAGGGGGGTAACAAAATAAAATCTCAATTATTAATATACGAGATGAATAATCAGGCAAACGCCAACAAGGCTAATAATAATTTCAACGCTTCTGCGGTGCTGAACAACACCCTCAAAAATGCCGGTAACAAGGATGGCATGGGACCCGGGGGTAACAACAACAACGGCAACAACGGCAACAACAAACCCGCCAACAACAACGGCAACAACAAACCCGCCAACAACAACGGCAACAACAAACCCGCCAATAACGGTAACGCGAACAAGACCAACAATGGTAACGTGAACAAGACCAACAACGGTAACGTGAACAAGGCCAATAACGGTAACGCGAACAAGGCCAACAACGGTAACGCGAACAAGGCCAATAACGGTAACGCGAACAAGGCCAACAACGGTAACGCGAACAAGGTCAATAACGGTAACAACAAACCCGCCAACAACGGTAACAACAAACCCGCCAACAATGGCAACAACAAACCCGCCAACAATGGTAACAACAAACCCGCCAACAATGGCAACAACGCTAACGGTATGTTGAACAATGCTAGGAAGCTTCGCAACTTGGCGAAGAAGATTGCGATGAATGCTATTAACAAGGCTCGCAAGGAGATGAACAACCAGTAAGCATTCACCAAAAATGAATAGAATATACAATTAATTTACACATAGTCAAAATATGTAAATTAATTCCGATGTAAACAGTAAGATGTCTCTCACAGTTCTTAAAAGAGAATTCCTAAAAAAAATGGGATCAGGTCTACGTGAGTTATTAAAGGCTGATGAAATAGGTTCAGACCCAGATACTGATATGGAAGAATTCATAAAAAGACACATGTTAGTAAATAATGATACAGGGAAATACGAGTTTTCCGAATCTAAATTTCTAATCGCTTTGGGTATACTCGATTTTGATTTACTTTCTCAAATTCTTTTATACTTTGATCAAAGTGGTATTACGATACAGAAGGTTTTAAGACAGTCTAAGTTCAATCCATTGACGATGTCAGGTCGGGAAATATACCTGGGTAGATTGATTGAACAAGGTGAAATAGAGACATTTTTAGATTTTATCTCCTTTTGAATTTAACGTCTTTTCACCACATCCCCTGCAAGTATAGACGCAGAAGAACATGATTGAGAGCACATCCAGAAAATAATAGGGATAAAAATGGGGGGAGGTGGTCTCGGGGGGAACCTCGACGCAGCTTTGTTGATCATGTATAGCATCAGTATCACACATACACAAGACGATAAAATTGTGGTAATATGAGTCATCAGGTACATATTTCCCATGGGTTTAGTTTTATTACTCAAATAATCTGATAAAAATGGTATAGGTATCTTGTTGATTATAGGTAACTTACAACAAAGAAGTATTGGAAACGGAAACATGTCTCTTTCTATACACTGACACTTTTTTTTAGCGTCTGATAATTTTAATATCAAACCGCTTTGACATGAATTTTTCAACTTCACCAAAGTATGGAAAACTCCATAGGTACCAGCGGGACCAAAAACCAGCACTATCAATACCACTTATTTTCCAATTCTCTTTGTCACTTCGGGTGACATTTAACATTTTTTTATGGATCTTCTTGGGATCTCGTTCCTCTATCGTCTGTCTGGGTACATCACCCCCGTGACGTAAAACATAGGAACGCATACGTGAAGGATTCTTGTGTTTGGTGTAGTCGGAATACCCACTTGCACCAAAGTCAACAGTCCTACCGTCGTCTAATGTCGCCCTGAACTTTTTCTTCGTGTCCGGACTTCTAGTGATTATGACGCGCATACTTATAATTTACAAAGATAATTTACTTACCGCAACCACCACCGCAGCAGTATTCCTCAGTCTTGGACGAGGGGAAGATGTCGCGTTCGGGTCCACGCTTGACACGATACATGTGATCGTACGCATGGAGAACGGCGACACCAGCCACCATGGTGAGAAGAACTGGGCGGTTCATCTTGCGAACAGAGAAACCATACAGACCAATGAGCGCAATGAGAACAAATTGCACGATGGTGACAGTGGGGAAATTGGGCATCTTGAAACGGTCCGCGAGGGTTTTAGTTTCGGGGTTAGCGATTACCATAGACTCTTGCTTGTATCCGGGCATTTTTATTATCTACTGAGAAAATAATGTGGTCTCTCCTGTTAGTTCCAATTTCTATGATTTGTTATGACTATTTGAAATCACCGATTGACATTCTCTACTTCACTAAGATAGCGAGACCACTACTGGGTATACAAAATACATTTAGGGATATCATATATAGTACATCTAGACACGCCATTAAGGATTACCCAGGTCTTTTCCTAATTAAGATGCATCATAAGAATATTCGTGAAGAATTTGATCGTATCTCACCCACACTCGAAAAGAAGTATTATCATGATATAGATCCATGGTTTGAAATAAATAATAGCTATTACTTTTATAAAATTGAAAAATTCCCACTCTTGTACGGTCTAGTCAAACAAATAAAGTGTATAGACACGAGTGTTGCTGCATTCGCTGTTGTAGAAGGTACAATGGTAATACCACCCCATCGAGCTGAATCCAATGAACTCCTGAGATACCAACTGACTATACACGGCGATGGAGATTGTAGTCTGTACACAGATGAAGGTAGGCACATACACCGAGAGGGTGAAGATATCCTCTTTGACCAGGGGAGATACCATGAACTGATGAAAACTGGGGATGGTCGAAGGGTTGTACTTATCCTTGATGTTCACAGGTGATTCCGACACGTCGCGATGTACATATCACTGCCACCTATGAGTTCTAGGGTTTTGTCGTCTACAATTCGCTTAGTGAAAGGACCTAGAGTTCCGTCATTGCAGCGCATACAGAGTGCCGAAAGTTTGGTCACATCACATGCCAGTGGGATACAATCAATAAGTTCACCAAACTTTTGCTGAAAAGAATCGGCATCAAGACCAGCTAATATCACAGACTTGTTTACGTGTAGACAACACTCCACAAACTTCTTGAGTCTAGGGAAGAATTGTCCTTCATCAATAGCAATTATATCAGCTTTCTCAAATTCATATGTATTAATAATTTCAAATAAGTCAAACACTTTATAACAATCAAACTTTACATTATCATGTGTTTTGAGAATTTCCTCGGGGGACCTGGTATCTTTTGCAGAATTTATAATCATCACATCTTTTCCTATAACTTTTAAGCGCTTAAGTCGTCGAATAAGTTCAGATGTTTTACCAGAAAACATATTTCCCATAATAATTGAAAGTCCCATCTCACCTTATTATTATAATATTGCATTTTTTATATGGGTGATATACACAGAGCAGTTTTGAATGGACATATGGGTTATTACAACCCCACTACTGGTAGGGTTAAGTTTGGAAAATGCATCTATTCGAGTATTGGGTCAGCTATAAAATATCTCAAATA